GAACCGATAAACGGCCGATGCTTTCCGATTTGCGCGACTCGGGTTCACTTGAGCAAGATGCCGACGTCGTTTGTTTCCTTTATCGCGAGGATTATTACAATAAGAATAGCGGAATTAACAACGCCGAGTTTATAATCGCCAAACATCGAAACGGACGAACCGGGTTCGTGAACGTAAATTTCACCCCCGAAACAATGCACTACACCGACACTCAAAAAATTCAACCTGAAAACTATTTCGAATTATGAAACACGGCTCTTTATTTTCAGGAATCGGAGGTTTCGATCTCGCCGCCGAATGGATGGGATGGGAAAACGTCTTTCATTGCGAGTGGAATGAATTCGGTAAAAAAGTTTTAAAACATTACTGGCCTAATGCCGAGAGTTTTCACGATATAACCAAAACCGATTTTACTAAATATGCAAATCAAATTGATATTCTCACCGGGGGATTCCCTTGCCAACCGTACTCAGCCGCTGGAAAGCGACTCGGAAAAGAGGACGAGCGCCATTTATGGCCCGAAATGCTTAGAGCAATACGAGAGATTGCCCCGCGTTACGTTGTGGGCGAAAACGTTCGCGGCCTTACTAATTGGAACGGGGGACTGGTATTCGACGAGGTGTGTTCTGACTTGGAAAATCTTGGGTATCAAGTCGCGCCCTTTATTATACCTGCGAGCGCGACAAATGCCCCGCACCAGCGCGAACGAATTTGGTTTGTTGCCTACCGTAATGGCAATGGATTCAACCAATGCCAAAGCAAATATGAAAAGCTCTCAGGTCAAACCGGGTTCGATGCATTCAATGACCTTACCATTAATGATGAAAATGGGAATGTTACCGACTCCCGATGCAAACGATTACAATCGGCTACGTACACCCGAAACATTCGAGGCCTATCGACTGAAGAAATTATCGGAGGGGATTCATCTTCACAAGCCATTGAGCCAGTTGGCAATGAATGGCGAACTCGGCGTTCAAGCCGATGGCATTCCTTCCCAACTCAACCCCCGGTTTGTGGCGGAAATGATGGGCTTTCCCGCGAACTGGACGGAATTACCTTTCCAAAATGGCGCGCCGAATCCATAAAAGCGTATGGAAATGCGATTTGCCCTCAGGTAGTTTTTGAAATATTTAAAGCGATAGAAAAATATGAGAATCTTTAAAAACTCCGACGGTTCTTTTGATATCGTCAACACTAACCGCGTATTATTTCACGCGAAAAATGGAACTTGTATAGTAATTGGCCGCGTTTCGGAAAATTGGCGCACGGCATCGAAGCAAGTTTACCGATTGCCGCTCAGCGTTATGAGGTTTCGCGATCAAATCGAAAATTCGGTAATATGAGAACAGTTAATAGCATCAGCGGAGGCAAAACCAGCGCATTTATAGCAGCCAATTATAAGGCTGATTATAACGTATTCGCATTGGTTACAACTAACGACCTGAATTGCATTTACCCCGATTCATTTTTAAGAAAAGAGGTGAGCCAGCGTATTAACCGCGAATTTATCGGAACCCTTGAGGACGATAAAATTATTAAAACTATTTTTGAACTCGAGCAATTTATCGGAAGTCGAATAACGTGGGTAGCTGGAGAATCTTTTGAAAATATTATACCTAAGAGTAATTATCTACCCAATATTATGCATCGGTATTGCACGACGGAACTAAAATTAAAACCAATTTTTGATTTTTGGAAAAGTCAAATCGACGAACCCATCGAAATGAGAATCGGATTTAGAGCCAATGAAACAAAACGAGCCGAGCGAATGATTAAGAAAACCAACGATAACGGATTACTTGAATTTAAAACGATAATCGGCAAAAAGAATGGTCGTAATCGCTGGGCACAAATACAATGGCAAAAGCCTTCATTTCCATTAATTGAAAATCGAATATTTAAAGACCAAATCGAAACATTTTGGAAAAATAAACCAGTCGATTTTGCCGAGTTCAATAATTGCGTCGGTTGTTTTCACCGAAATGAAATGTTTTTAAAATTTATGAGCGAAATGCACCCGAATAAATTTGACTGGTTTATCAAACGAGAAAGCGAAACGAATAACACATTTAAAAACGGCATTACCTACCAAAAAATAAAAGAATATAAAATGCAAATGGGGCTATTTTCTAATGATTTTACTAACTGCGATTCTGGGAGTTGTGGATTATGAAACGTTGCCGCGTATGTAAACAAGCATTTACCCCGAGTTACTCGAGCCTACAAGCAACGTGCACGAAACCCGCTTGTTTAATCGAGTGGGGGCGAATTACCGAGCGAAAAAAAGCGAAACGGGAAATTCGGCAAATGAGGGAAAACATTAAGAGCGTGAGCCAGTATCGACGTGAACTACAAAAGATTTTTAACGAGTTCATTCGGCTCAGGGATAAAAACGAACCTTGCATAAGTTGTGGAAAACCACTCGTTGCTAAATACGACGCTGGTCATTTTTATTCGGTTGGTTCTTACCCCAACTTGAGGTTTAACGAGGACAACGTCCACGGCCAATGCGTCGAATGTAACCAGCATAAGCACGGGAACTTGCTCGAATACGCGCCACGCTTAACCCAACGAATCGGATTCGAACGGGCGAGTAAATTAATGATTCTCCGAAATGAGCCTTTACGGCTGAGCCTTGACGAAATAAAGGAACTAACCATCCAGTACAAAAAACGAGTGAACGAATGGAAAACGAAAAACGCATAATAGAACTCAAAAACGAACTTTTTATATTGATGGCCCGCCGTACCCTAAAACCCGATATTGCAGCCAACGCCCGCCAATGGTCAATTATGGCCGAACTTTACAAACTTACTGGCGACGATCGTTGGAAAATGAATAGTTAACTTTTAAAATCCAAATAAAATGAGTAATTACGAACAAAAGGAGGGGCAAGGCTCCTTATTCAGAAACGACAAAAAAGGAAACGAGAAAGCGCCCGACTATCGCGGCTCGCTCAAGTGGAAAAACCAAACGTTGAATGTGGTCGGATGGGTAAAAGACGCTAAAAACGGAACGAAATTCCTTAGCCTAAAAGTTGAAGCCATCGACACAACCGAAAAACCTCAAACGAATGAGCCCGGTAACGACCTCCCTTTCTGAGCTAATCGAGCAACTCGATAAAATAATCGAGGTATATAAGCCGCACCAACTGAATTATTCAGACGGCACCCGCGGTTATGTCAACGGATTAAAAGAGGCCCGCCATTTGGCCCAAAACCTTTTAAACAGAGAATTATGAGAACCAAAATTTATGATTTCAGCAACGCGATTCGAATCCTTAAGTTAAGAAAGGAACGCCACGAATTACTCTATTCTAATAAGGCGGCCGATATTCATCGACACCACCAAATTAGTAGCGAGTTATATGAGTTAACTCTCAACCCGATTTACCTCAGGTTTTAAACTTGGAAGTGTGGGCGGTCTTTAAATTTTTTCCATTTGCCGCCCCATTCAACCGAGGGGTATTTTTCGGCGAGAATGGCCGCAAATTTCTCGAATAAGGCGGGGCTCCAGTCAAGGGCCCCGCTTTCGTTTTTAAATGCAATATCGAAAGCCTTAGCGGGGTTCGAATTGTGCTTACCATTGCGGGCTATCTGAGTAACCACCTTGCCCGGTTTAGTTCGACCCTGAGCATATAGCGCCGCTTGCTCATCGTTATTCCGATAAGTACACGTTAAAAAGGGCTGGGGCTCGGTTGGGTGCAATTCGGCGAATGTCTTGGAACCATAGGCCCAAGCCTCTCGCAGTACCTCAACGCAAAATTCAATTTTCCGACTGGGCATTAACTGACTTTTTTAGTTTTCTTTTCTCGATGGCGCGTATAATTAAGCCAATTAGAATGATAATAACCTCGCGAATCGCATCGCCGTTTGAAGTGGGTAATAACTCTTCCATTTTATTTTTGATTTAATCGGTTAGTTCGTCATCTTCGTGATCGTCGGCGCTCCATAACGAGGCCCACAATCCTATAAAAAAAATATTCACGTTGTCGACCGCCTTATCGAGCATTTTAATAATTCGATTCTCGCTCTCATCCATTAAACGATTTAGCACCATAAATTCATAAACGATATAAAGCCCGAAAACCACCAGCGCAATGATGAGCCCCGCGAGTATCATTCTGACTCTTTTTTCTTGAATTTACTCGGAAACAAAAGCATCCCCATAAATTTCCAAAAGGCAATCGAAGCCCCAAGGTATGCAAGGAATTTCGCGCAGTCCATTAATAACGGCGGGAACCCACTCGCGAACTCGAGCCCAGTTGCAACGAGTAACATAGTACCCGTTTTAAACATTGCGTCCACGGGTTGGCTCAAGTCGATATCGAGTAGATTCATTTTTTCGGTTTCGTTTTAGAAAGCAGTTGTTTTTCGTAGCGTTTCAACGCCTCGATATATAAACGGCGTTTCTCGGCGCTTTTACTGATTTTCATCATTAGGGTATTTGATTAATTGAGCGGTAACGATACCCCGTTCTCGAGCTCGCAGTATTGCCAGTCGAAAAGATATAACTCGCCGAACTCTTTTGTATTGTAATCGGCGGGCGCTGGGGCCATTGGTTATTAGAATACTCGGGTAGTAACGATGAATTCGCACACAACCAGTCGACCATTAACGAGGTGTAGTGCTCGGCGTTTTGTTGCCAACGCGCTAGTTGGTCTTTAAAAATCGTATCGCCGACGGGTTGAGAATCCTCACTCGTTCTTTGAACCATCGTCCCGTTATCGACTTTATAAGTCAACGTCGGAGCGGCCTCGACCATTGCCCACCACAACACAACTCGGCGGGCGTAATCCTCAACGAGTGTTTGGTACGCCCCCGCGAGCGTGTTATTTAAAATATCGTCTTTAATTTTTTCGTATAATGAAGTACCTAAGTACGGCGCGAGGTGCTTGTCCTGAGCCAAATAAATCGCGGGGTACAATAAATTGGGATCGACCGCCCCGTTAATGTTGGTGTACTTTTTAATATACACGTCGCTTATTATAAGTATTTCAGCCATAGTATTTTTTTTAACGTCTGTAATTTATCCCGTCTTTTCCATATACGGGATTAGTTGGTAGAAAGCCATTGTAATCCATATCGATGGGGAGTAATGCGACTAGTTCATTATTACGAACTTTATAACCCATTCGCTCGGCGCGTGCAACTGCGATGCGTTGCGAATCTTTTGCGAGTGGATTCGTTCCCTCGGCGCTGATGTAAACCTCTTTTCTCCATAGGTGGTTACAATTACCGCCGCCTTTATAAAACCAAATGCTATAATAGTTAGTTCCATTCGGCCCCCAACCGGGGTTAACGGCTTTAAATTCCATTGCCTCAATATCCTCTTTACGGTACAACTTATCGGCCGCCATCATTTTTTTACAAAATGGGCGCTCACTAGTGCGGTTGCCGAAAAATCTATAACGCGTCATAAACGTCACGCCCGCGTAATTGGTTGAATCTTGATCGCTTTCCTCTTTTGGTTTCGCCGAGCCAACATAGGCCAGTTCGTGCGCCTCGATTTTAACGAGTTCCTCATTTTCTTTATCGTCGTTCTCATAATCGACATCATAAGAATCGATAAGTATATATCCCTCGGGCGCGTCCTCACCGAGAGCGATTAACTCGTCGGCAACCTCTGAGCTCAATTCCTCGCGCTTAAT